AAAAATTAAATCCTGCTCAAACGTTTATTGGCCTTGAAGAAGGGTTGACAATTGATACCCGAGAAGTAAAAGATAACTATCGTTCAGCATACGAAGAACTAGAAGTTGTAAATAGAGCTGTAAATATGATAGTAGATGATTCTGCAGATATTAAATTTGATGTAGGATTAAAAGTAAACGGTATTGCACCTGTAGTAGAAAATATTCGAAAAACTCGTGTAGACTTATTACTTAATAAAGAACCGAATCCGTTTCAAGACATTAATACATTTAAGAGAAATCTTATAATAGATTTACTGATTGACGGAAATATTTTCGTATATTTTGATGGAAGACATTTATATCATCTTCCAGCACAGAATGTAACAATTCATTCTGATACTAGCACTTACATTGAGAAATTTGAGTATGATGGTCATGTTGACTATTCTACGAAAGAAATTATACATATTAAAGAAAACTCATTTAAATCAATATATCGTGGAACCCCTAGGTTGAAACCAGCATATAGAACAATGTATTTACTAGATAACATGAGAAAGTTTCAAGACAACTTTTTCAAAAATGGAGCAGTTCCAGGATTAGTACTTAAGAGCCCTAACACTCTTTCTGATAGAATTAAAGAAAGAATGCTGCAAGCTTGGTCGACTAGGTACAATCCAAAAAACGGCGGTAAACGCCCTCTTATTTTAGATGGTGGACTTGAAGTTGATAATTTAACAAAAATTAATTTTAAAGAGTTAGATTTCCAGACATCAATCACAGCAAATGAGAAAATAATTTTAGAAGCAATGGGTATACCACCTATTCTTCTAGATGGTGGGAATAATGCAAATATTAGACCTAACCACAGACTTTATTATTTGGAGACTGTTCTCCCAATAGTAAGAAAAATAGCATATGCCTTTGAAAGATACTTTGGTTTTGCACTTGTTGAGAATGTTACTGACATTCCAGCATTGCAGCCAGAATTGAGAGACCAAGCAGCGTATTACGCAACTCTGGTTAACACAGGCATTATGACACCAAACGAGGCTAGAGTACAACTAGGAAGAGATCCTTTAGAAGGACACGACGACCTAAGAGTGCCAGCTAATATTGCGGGTAGCGCAGCAAACCCCGAAGAAGGTGGAAGACCACCACAAGAAGAGGAACAGGATAATGGCGAACAAGAAAGCGATACTTAACCAATTAGCAGATTATTTTGCTAAAAATGGTATGATGACTCCTTCCGAGTATAAAGTAGCAGAAGATGCTCCTATGCGTTACATGGCAGCAAAAAGACCTTTTGGGTCGTGGGCTCGTATGCAAGGAATGATAAAAGCTAACTTTCCAGACCAATGGGCCAAGGCTATGGGCGTAGATATG